CAACTGGTGGTATGTTAGGTGCTATTATTAGAAGAACTGGTTGCTAAAAATTGATTTAAGTATTTAGTATTATAATAAAATGACTTACCAGTAATATTTGTATTAGCTCCTCCTGCACCCGTACCTTTGTTTACAATTTTTTCTGAAATTACATTCTTTTCTAACAAATCTGCTAATTCATCTACTTTGTCATCTTTAATATCAGTATATTCATCATCTGACATTTTTAACTAAATATATAATATATCTAATTAAAAATTTTTTCAATTTCTATCTGTTCTCATTATAAATAAAAATATTGTTAAAAATACTAATACACCTGCACATACTATATACATAAAATTAGATAAACTTAATACAATTTTTTTATTACCAAAATCTAATATACCCTTGAAATATGGAATATTACTTACAACTTCTTCATTATCAACCACTAATTGTCCTGAACTATCTAAGCATTGGAAATGTAATTCTTTTGGATATGGATCTATATCTAAACATGGATAAATAGTATTCATATTAATTTTAGAAAGACCATATGATGTTACAGTGTAACCTAAAAAATTTAACTTTTTATCTATTTTTATAATATCTCTATCCGGTATATTATTTTCATCTGAAAATGTAATATATAAATATATTAGTTGCGCTATAAATTTAGGTGTAAATGAACTATCAAAATATAAATAACTATTATCTGCATCTTCATATATATAATTTTTTAATTTTGCATCCTTATTACTTACTCTATAAAAGTTTGTATCTGTTATTACTTTTGTTGTTTTATCTATATTATCTAATACCGTAATTTGCCAATATCCATTATCTAATTTATTCGCTTGTACAACTTTACTTGTCATATTATATTATAACAATAAATTTATTTATAATATAATTTAATCCTTTTTCTCAAATAATGTGAATATTAATGCAACTGCAATAACAAATAATAAAAAGTTCATCATTCCTAATCCATAGATATAATATCTGTTATATTCATTATTCGTAATATTATTACTATTACATACTATTTCTGGAAATGCTCCTGGTGCACCTTGAAAATATTCTCTATCTTCATCTACTAATACTGTCATACAATCATAATTATTATATAATTTATTGCGATTTATTTGCGCTCTTCTTACATTTATATCATCTTCAAATGCTAATATCATACAAAAATCAACTGGTACTACATAATTATATACATCTAGTCTTTGTACTGGATTATGTGCTACTTCATACAACCCATAATTATCTACTTTATTTAATTGACCATATCTGCTAAATTTATATAAATTTGTATAGTTTTTCTTTGCATCTTTGCTATCTAAAAATATATATTTGTTATCAGTAGATATATTAAAATATCCTACTCTCTTCTCATTTCTATATCCTGTTTCATTTATTATTCTATATTGATTTTTTATAATAGAACCATCATTCATTGTTAAATCATATAATCCTGTTTCATTATTTAAATTGTAAGATACTAAATATCTTTGATTAGTAATGTCGCTCATATATTTATAGAATATTTTTATTTATTATATTTATTTAATCTAATATTTCTAATTATATTTTCCGTTTTAATATTAATTTCTTTTTGTTTTTTAAAATATAAATTATTAAATATTTCTTTTTTTGACCATACTTCATGGAATTCTGATTCTATATTCTTAAAATTATTATAAATTAAGTTAATTATTATCTTTCCATAATCACACACTTTTGGATTATCTTTTTCAAATAATATTGTATCTAATTGTTCATATAATATCGGATTATCTTCTAAAAATTTTCCTAAATATCCTTCACAATCTGCTACTAATACATTAAATTTTAAATTATACATTGTTTGTACTTCATCTAATGTATAATTAATTATTGTTGTATTATCTGATTCAATTGTTTCTGCTCCATAACCTTCATAATAATCAACATTTGCTAATACTAACTTTTTATTTGATATCACTCCCTTTATTAAATTAATATTACATCCATTATCTTTAATGTTTTTTTCTAAACAATCCCATACTCTTTCATCCGGCTCAACTGATACTTGATTCATTGGATTATTTAGTTTCTTATTTATAATACATGATACTGTACCATATCTTGCTCCTAGTTCTAATACTACATCATCTGGTAAAATATATTTTTCTGCTTGTAGTTGTTCTGTTCTTTCTAGTTCTAAATGATTAATTATTTCTCCCTTTTCATTCAAATATTGCATATAATATATATAAATTAATTTTTATTTAACATAACTTGCTCAATTGTATTCTTCATAATAAATCTCATTACTTTTACATTGTTCTTTTGTCCAAGTCTTACCGCTCGTCCAATCGCCTGTTTTTCTATGTCTTTCTTAGACTTTACATCCGTAATTAAATGTGTATCTAATAATATAATATGACTTGCTTCTATTAAATTCGTTCCTGAATTAGCCCTATCTGCTGATAATAATATAACATTCTCTTCACCATTCTTAAATCTCTTTAATTGTTTACTTACTACATATGCATTACCTTTCAGATTTACAAACTTAATTTTATTCTCTCCTAATACATCTCCTATTAAATCTAATGTTTGTTTTTCTGTAGCAAAAACAATAATCTTTCCTTTACATGCTTTAATATATTCTATTATCGCATTAATCTTCGTTCCTCCATTCGTTATATTCACTTTCTCCTCTTCTTTGGTTTCAATCTTCTTCTTAATATCATCACCAGTAATCAAATTTAAATTTTTATCTACAATTGCATTAACCTCTTGTCTAGTTAACGGATGTCTACACATCGGACATTTAATTTGCTGTGTATTCTTAAACATTTCATTGACACAATTACCACAATACATATGGTTACAAATTGTAATCATCGCTGTATCAAAATTACCAAAGCAAATCATACATGGATCATTTAATTTTTCTTCAATCATTCCATTGAAATTATTAATAATTGCCTCTTTTTCTTTAATCAATTTTAATTCTTTCTCTAGCTGTGCCATATACTTTTCATTCGTTTCTAATTTCTTTGTTATTCTATCAATTGTATCTACAATTACATTCTGATCTTTTGAATTAAAATTTGTCATATAATAATCACCTGTAATAATTGGATAATTAATTTTAATATGCTCTGGAACTTCTTTTCTATCTGTATAAAACCAATCAATTAATTCTTTAATATATCCATTCGTCTTCTTCTGATTCTCTATCTTATCCAAATGCTCCTGACGCTTTTTATTATGTTGCTCTAACATTTTGTCTTTTAATTCACTCACCGTTGCAAATCCACTAAATACTGAATCTTGTGATGAAATTTTATAATTGGTACATAATGCAATCATTCGCTTATTATCACCAGTTGCATTATTATATAATAATTTTTCGATATTTGACATCTCCAATTCTACAATATTCTCCTCATATTCTGGAATATAAATTTCTGTTTTTACTTTCTTCTGTTCATTATAACGATAATATTTATTAATAAAATTCCAATAATCTTTAATGTCAGTTGTCACCTTATACCATTTACTTAAACTCACTAATTGCTCATTTCCATAATATGTATTATTCGTTAAAAATTGTAATATTAATTCACAATTTGAATTCAAATTTGGCGTTCCTGATATTCCCCATTTATACGCTGCCTTAATATTATTAATTATACTAAATGTTCTCCTTGAATTTGCATCTGGTGAAAATAATTCATGAACTTCATCTACAATTACCCGCTTCCAAAATACGTCTTCTAGATTATACCCTTCTGGGTGAAGAGATCTTTTAGTATTTTGTAAAAATGTAATGGGGATAATCATTATTTGATATTTTTCAATATCTTCCAATTTTAACTTATTAAAGTCTCGAATTGTATTAATTAAATATATTTTCGCTTTTGAAAAGTACTTCTTAATTTCACTGTCCCATTGTTGTAATAATCTTACCGGTACAATTAATAAATTACAATTTGTTTTTAACTTATATAATCCAAATAATATTTTATATTCATCATCTAATGTACTTTTAATTTTATCTATATGATCATACATATCTACATTCGTATTTTCATTTAATGATGTTTTATACTCTTGTAATATCTTACCACGCTCTAAGCAAATATCATTAATTTTTGTATCATCATCTGTAATATGAACTGTTAATGTTAATGTTTTACCTAATCCCATATTATCACATAATAATCCTCCTTGAATATGATAGAAATATTTTAATTGGTTATATGCTTCTGGTTTCTCTACATTCTTGCCACGAAGATATAATATATTATTATTCAATAAACAATATGCATCTAACTTTTGTTTATCATCATATCCCCTCATTATTTCTATACTTTCTATTTTATTTAAATTTAATTCTACATTTTTACACCAATTCACATTCTGTAATTGATATTTAAATGGTTTAATATCATATGTATTCTTGGTAATATATTCACCATAATCTGTATTTTTAATATTATCCATTTTTAATTCTAATACAGAACGATTATGTAATAATGAAAATATAAATACATCTTTTAACTTTAATGATGGTATATTAGTTTCCATTAATTTATTATAAATTTCATCTAAATTATTTCTATCCAAATATAAACTTATTTTTACTACATAACGATTTGCCATATATGGCGATTTACAAATTTCTATATGAATATAATAAAACTTTTCATCCATACTTAAATACTCTAATCTTGTCATTGTGAATAAAGTATATTGACTATCAACAACATTAATATTAAATTGTGTATTTTCAATTGTTAAATGCGTAAGAACCATCTTCTTTGTTTCAGGAATAATTTTAAATTTATAAGGCGATGGATTAGTATCTAATTTTAAACCTAAATTAGCATCCGTTATATTAAACGCTAATTCATAAACTCCCATCGGAATCATGTTATTAACAATAATGTTATTGTTTGATTCTTCATTATTATCACTAGGTGTATTTGGTTTGATTTGTAAAAACATTTTCTTATATTAAAATATGTATAAATTTTTGTTTATATTAATAACTTTTATAGTTTTAGATGCCGTATATCTCAATTTTTCTAAAAATTACTATGAAAAAGAACTTAAAATAAATTACAGTAACGTTAAAATAGTACCAGCTTTAATAGCTTGGACATGTATCGGTGTTGCTTATTATTATGTAGTACAAGAACCATTTGAAAATAAATACATGCGTGGTCT